GTATTGTTGGTATTTTAAAACATTCCATTTATTTACTATATAAGTTTTTTATTTTATAAAATATAACCTGTTTAAATATATACAAAGGTAAATATCTAAATGAAGTATGCCATATTTGCCACGGCTAGAAACGAAAAATTCATAATAGAATGGGTTAATTATTATATTAGGTTAGGATTCAACTATTTTATAGTTTATGACGATTTATCAGATAAACCTATTCAAGAAGTGTTTGAAGAAAATAATATAGACAAGGTAATTTACAAAATTTATAGAAATAACTCTCACGCAAATTTATATGATAATTTACACCAAACATTTACACAACATATATCTAATTCAAATATGCTATGGAAAAATACAATTATTCCTGAATTACTACAAAATAATATTGATTTTGTCTTTCAAATAGATATTGATGAATTTTTATTCCTGAATAATTTTAAAAATATTGACGACCTAGTTCAAAACTATATGCCACTTGATGTTTTAAAAATTAATTGGCTATTATTTGGTTCAAATAATATATTTAATAATACAAGTGACAGTATTATAAACACCTTTAACAAATCGGAGACTAAGTTATGCAAAGCTACTGGCGGCTTAAAGTCGCTTACTAGAGTATCAAAAATACACATAGAGGAAACTCAATATGGTCCGCATTGTCTGCCCATTTTAAAGAATAGTATCGTCAAAGATATATTTAATAATATAATCCCTTGTTACGACAAAATAACTGAGGCTACACCATTCTTGTCTAAAAATGACAGTTATTCAAATAACATTTATATAGCACATTATGCCTGTCAGGATTTAAAAACATTTGTGAAAAGAAAATTTACGAATAAAAATAACATCCAATGGATGCTAAGTAATTTTATAAAATTTAAAACCAGAAAAGAAGCCTATGATTGTGTCGATTTTATAAATAGCAATTTTGACGATTTTTCAGAGTATTTTTATTTAAAAAAGAATAGACTTACAAACGAAAAAACAAATAAATTCGAAGAAAAATTAACGATTCCGATTAACTATATTAATAATATGATAGGATTTTTCAGATTTTTTGATAGAAATCAAGAGGAAAATAATGACATTATTTGTTTTCGCGCGTCATTTGTATAAATACATAATAAACATTTAAAAGCATCACCCCATGTTTAATAAAATGGAAGCAACTCTTTCTACAACAACTGGTAATAATTTTTCTGTCAGTGAACTCAACTACATACGTGAAACTATTGAAAATATGAACAAGTTTAATCAGATTGAGGTCCTCAGGATACTCAACAGACACAACGATGTCACCTTAAATGAGAATAAATATGGCGTTCATATTAATCTTACGGACCTTGACAAAAATATTATTAACGAATTGGGATTGTATATCAAGTATGTAAATGCGCAAGAAATCGCTCTTAACTCCATCGAGCAACAAAAGGAGGACTACAGAAATACATACTTTTCGAAAGATATTAAAGATAACAGCAAAATAACTAGTAAGTAAGTAGACCATGGGATCATATAATGATGTATTTAACGAATTACAAGATTATATTTTAGACGAAGAAAGAATAAATAAATCGCTCAAATTGAAGTTGTTGCCCGTTAAACAAGAACCCGTGAAAATAGCGCCGCGCCCTGCGCAAAAACCCGCATTGTTTATTCCTTCACAGCAAGACAGCTTGTTTTGGTGTTTCTATATTATGAAAAACGGCGACGCTGATTATGAAATGTTTAATAATAAAAACGCATTGGTGGCGAAGCAACAAAAAATCGAATTGGTTTCAACTATCCGCAACAACAAGGACATTGTTAAAACATATAAATTTGACACAATCACAAATATCGAAAATAATTTGGCAAATGACCAAACCTTAAATGTAAAGGCGTTTTTAACTTTGTGCGCGATTGAAAATATAAATGTTGTTTACGTCAATAATAAAACGTATTACGAGTCCTTGATGAATGATACCAATGTAATTTATATTGTCCACGAATTATCCGCACAGTCAAAGTATCATAAAAAATATGGGTATGAATTAGCCAAAGAAGGAACCCTTAATAATATTAGAAGTTCACTGTATAAACTGAACGTCATCGATAAGCCTATAAAGGGAATGTCCTCATATAAGGTCGGTGATCTAGTTGACATCTGCAGCAAATTAGAAATTGAAATCGTGAACAAAGAAACCGGTAAAAATAAAACCAAAAACGACTTGTACGAGTCGATTATCCAATATTTTTAGATTTTAAAAAAAATGAATAACAATTTAAAAATATGTCTTAATATAATATAACAATGAGTTCTATAGGTAAACTATCCATTTCGAATTTAGAAGGGGGGCCAGCGGCAGAAGAAATGGCTTCATCACGACCGCGTTCTCCAAGTGATCCCCCACCAGGTGTCGCGCAAAAGCCTAAATCGTCTCCTCGTTCGCCACTAAATCAGGCACCGGATGATTTACAGCCGAAAGACGCACCGCGCGAAATATTTGAAGAGGAATTCGAAGAAATTAAGGAGCCGGTTAAAACTGCGGCTACTCCTCAGGATAGACTTGATAAATTAATTAGACAATATTATAGTTTGAACCCTTATAGCTATGATTCACGCGTAAATCACGAATTAGAAGTCAAATTTGGAACCAAGGGTATAAAATCCTTATTACGTAATGACTATGATAATGTTATCAAGAAATTAAAGTCGTCCGGGTTTGAGGTTGTCAATGGCAATAGTAATGGTGATTATTATTTGCGAGTAAACTGCGAGTTTCTTGACAGCACAACGGGTCGGTTTAAATTATCAGATATTAGAACTGAAATCAAGGGCCTACACGCCATCCAAGAATATTGTAAATCGAACGATATTAAAAGCTTATATGCGTCAAACCCGGTAGCTGTAAGTTTTATTCATAAAAAAATGGGCGTTATTAATAAAGAAAGAGTATACCCCGTAGACTTTGATGATTTTAACTTTCGAGTTGCTTATCAAACAGAGGAGAAAATTAAACAGGGTTTACAAACATTTATGATGGAAAATTGGCGAAAATCGAAGAAGGAATTTCGTATGCTCAATCGCGTTTCATTTGAACATCCCGACTATCCCTTCATGGTGGACGTTAGTATAGCAAAGTTCGGTAATCGAGGACCTGACAGATTCGGTCGTGAAAATCGTGGACAAATGCTTCGTGTATACACACTAGACGAGTCCAATATCTTCAATAACCCAGAGGTATATGAAATCGAAATAGAAATTGATAATAGGAAAATTGGCCCATCCACCGTATTCAATACGCCCAAGCTTATTGTCGATGCCTTGAGAAAGGTCGTTAAGTATGTATTGAGTGGTCTCCAAGGAACAAATTATCCGGTTTCATATCCCGAACAAAAAAACATTAGCACATCGTATATGAAAATGATATGGAAAGACGAATACGATGCCACAAAATTCGTTTCCAGTAAAAACTTTATTGGTCCAAACTCGATCACTCTTCAGCTTAAAAATATTGCGCCACTCGACGATAACTCGACCGAACCCAATATTCGCAAGAGCTTTGTTGTGACGGAGAAGGCGGACGGCGAACGTCATTTGATGTTTATTTCAAACGAAGGCAAGGTGTATCTTATTAATACCAATATGGACGTTATCTTTACCGGCGCAAAAACACAAAACAAGGAATGTTTCAACGCAATATTAGATGGAGAATTGATTGCTCACGATAAAAACGGCAAATTTATAAACTTATATGCCGCATTTGATATATACTACGTTAAGAATCAAGACGTGAGAGCCTATTCATTCATGTTACCAGAGAAGGAGACGGACATTTACAAATCACGCTATCAATTATTGAAGTATGTTGAACACAATCTAAAACTTGTATCTATATTAAATACAAGCGTAACAGATAAGCCGACAAAATCAACCGCAAAGGAAACGGTTAGTCAATACAAAGAACGCGAAATACTATCGCCCATTGGATTTTCAGTGAAGGAATTCTTCCCTAACGGCCCCAATCAATCCATATTTGATGGCTGTAACACAATCTTACAGAAAGAGCGACAGAATCGCTTCGAATATACGACCGATGGCTTGATCTTTACTCACGCGTTTTGTGGTGTGGGATCCAACGAAATTGGAAAGGCGGGTCCTAAACTGAAAGTCACGTGGGAACAGTCCTTCAAATGGAAGCCTCCTCAGTATAATACAATTGACTTCTTAATCACAACCGTAAAAGCATCAAACGGCGACGACGCGATTAAATCAAACTTTGAAGAGGGAATAAATACATCAAGTTCTGTTCAATATAGCGATTATAAAATGATCGAATTACGCTGCGGGTTTAAGGAGTCTAAGGATGGCTTTATTAATCCGTGCCAAGACGTAATTGATGATAAATTACCCGAGTTCGGTCCACGATTTGAAGACCGCGCGGACAATGACTACGTGCCAATGCGGTTTTACCCAACCGAACCATACGACCCCAATGCCGGCTTATGTAATATAATGCTTCGAATGGATGGCGCAGGAGGTAAAAAGATGTTTTCCGAAGAGAATGAAGTATTTGAAGATAATACAATTGTCGAATTCAGATACGACTTGAATAAGGAAGAGGGTTGGAGATGGATTCCGCTACGAGTTCGTCACGATAAGACCGGAAAATTGCGACGAGGCGAGAAGGAATACGGTAACGCATATAAGGTATGTAATGAAAACTGGAAATCTATACACCCGTCAGGTAGAATCGACGAAGATATGTTGTCTACAGGCCTGAATATTCCCAGCGTAACTGTAAGCGAAGATGTTTATTACAACACGTCTGCCGGAAAATATAGAACGGAAGCTATGAAAAATTTCCATAACTTGTATGTCAAGAGGAAGCTTATAATTGGTGCTTCAAAACAAGGCGATAATCTACTCGATTTTGCGTGCGGTAAGGCCGGCGATCTTCCGAAGTGGATCGGTGCGAAATTGGCATTCGTATTTGGAATCGATATTTCGAAGGATAATTTGGAAAACCGTCTTGATGGTGCGTGTGCGAGATTCTTAAAGTCGCGCAAAATGAACAAAAACATCCCATATGCGCTATTTGTGAATGGTAACAGTGCGTATAATATCAAGGACGGGAGTGCGATGTTGAATGATAAGGCAAAACAAATAACCGCGGCCGTATTTGGTAGAGGCCCGAAAGAGGCAGATAAAATCGGCAAGGGTGTTGCTAGACAATACGGCAAGGGCGCCGACGGATTTAATGTAACCTCTTGTCAGTTTGCGATTCACTACTTCTTTGAAACACCGGATACATTAAAGGGGTTTATGAAAAACATCGCCGAATGTACGAAACAAAATGGCTACTTTGTTGGAACGTGTTATGACGGCAAATTGGTATTTAAGGAGCTCAAGAAAACAAAAACAGGCGAAAGTGTAAAACTCATCGACGGTGGTAAAAAAATATGGGAAATTACAAAAGGATATGGGTCGGACTCATTCGAAGATAACTCCAGCTCTATTGGATACAGAATTGACGTATATCAGGAATCTATTAATCAAATAATTTCCGAATATCTAGTTAACTTCGATTACTTGAATCGCGTTATGAGCGCATATGGTTTTGAATTAGTCAATCACGCGGAAGCCGGCGAATTAGGTCTCACCGCTTCCTCCGGATTATTCAGCGATTTATTCCTACAAATGTCGGATGAAATTGAGAAGAATAAGTTCAAGGCAAAGGACTACGAAAAAGCTCCCTTTATGACGACATACGAAAAGAAAATTTCATTCTTGAATAGGTATTTTGTTTATAAGAAGGTTCGCACTGTAAATCTTGAAACGGTTCAGCTTGAATTAGGCGAATATGAAGAGAACGTCGTCCTTGAGAACGCAGCTGAAACGGCACACGCGCAAGAAGTCGCTGTAAAAGAAGACAAGAAAATCGCGCCCAAGGTCCGTAAATTGAGTAAAAAAATGCTACTTGTTGCCTCCTCCGAGGCGGTGGAAGATATGCCCGCTCCCCCAAAAAAGGCAGATACAAAGGTAAAGAAAACCGCACCCGCCAAATCAACTAAAAAGGCGCCTGTCTCTAAGAAATTGCTAATTCTTGAAAGTGACGACGAAGATAATTAAATGTAAAATAGCCTTTTAGAATGTAAAAGGTTTAAATAAATTCTATAATATATAAATAGTAAACCAAATGAGTTATTTTATAATACCTAAAATTAATAATATAATTACCATAAATCCTACAATAGAGGAGGACCCGGGCAAAGACCCTACAATACATCTATCACATAGCCTGTTTAATTATTATAATATTCTACACAGAAAGATTATTAGCACGTGTGTAAGCGATCGCGAATTGGATATGACATGTCTAGATTTATCATATAATAGTTATGATAATATGATTCGATCTGTGAACCCATATGAATATATTTTTTCTAAAGTCCCGGGGTCCAGGTTTTCTGTAAGTAAGCTCAAGCCACAATCCGCTCTATTCTATGATTTTCTTGAAGTATCAATGTCTTTAAGTGTCTGGGATACATATAAATCTACTTCAATTAAGACGCTTCATATAACACCCAACAATAGTGATACGGTGGAATGTTTCGAAATGCTTCGCGAAAATTACAGCGATCAAATTTCAATTTATGATGAAATTAACGAAGAAACTATCGCAGCCATTGGCGACGAAAAATTCGACTTTATGTTTCTCGAAACAAAAACAAAGAGCATAAATGCTTATAATATTTCGTTTATTGAGAACCTAATGACCATTTTGCGAAACCAACAAGCGGACGGGAGCTGTATAATTAAAATAAGCCATATTTTTTATAAGCCCATTTCTGACATTTTGTTCATATTATCGTCATTATATGATAGAGTATATGTTTTAAAACCAAATTCTAGTAATGTGACCACATTTGAAAAATATGTTGTGTGTAAAAATTTTCAAATAAACGAAACCAAGAGCAAAATATTAAAAATCAACTACATTCGGCTCGCAATGACCTTGAAAAAACACCCGCACAAAAAAATCACATCCATATTAGATAGCGAGGCTCCTTATTATTTTACAATGAAATTAAATGATATAAATATGATAATCGGGCAACAACAGCTGGAATCTTTAACGGTAATACTCAATTTGTTAAAGAACAAGAACAAGGAAGAAAAGGGCGACATTATGAAAAAAAATAATATTCAGAAGGCCGTTTCTTGGTGTGAAAAATATAAAATCCCGTGTAATAAATTTACCGAGAAAACGAATATGTTTTTGCCTATCAATAAAGAAGTCGAGTTTAATTGAATAATTACTAATGTTGATTGAAATTTGTATAATAAAATTTTATAAATTATATAGCTTTATAAAATTTTTATTTATTATTGTTTGTCGTTTACGTGCGTCCAAATTGACCGGAACCAAACGTTGTATTATACGTATTGGGTGATTGCGAAAAGTGATTCGAACTAAATACAGTTCCTGGGAAATAACGATACGGAGATGGCTGCGAAGCCGGGACTTGAAATTGCGGTAATTGCTTGTAATAGCAGCGTTTTTTGTTTTGGAACGGACCCGATTGTCTGAAATTTAATGGCAATGGTGTATTACACGTCGGCGCCTTGTTCTTCTGTAAATTAATTAAATTCGGATTGTTTCCGGCATAAATTTCATTGGCGCTCACCAATTGCGGGCCAGTATTGTTGTAATTTTGAATAGAAGCCGCATTTGTAGAAATGGTGTCAACGTTCAATTTGAGATTTCTTGTAGAACTATCCACCGCGCCCTGTTTGGCAAATTGGTAGTTGTTCGGTTTATATACCACCAATTGGCAGCCAGTTTGATTGGAGGGACCAGCAAGAGGCATACCCCAATGAGGATTACGAATAAAATCCGTAAATACGGTAATGGCCGGCACCTTTTGATTTTCAGGTAATCCATTTAACCAGTTTCGGAACCCTTGAATCGAATTTATGCCTAATAGATTGAATGCGACCACTTGCGCCTGTTGTAAAATATTGGCTTGAACCATGATGGCGAGCATTTGGCTTATCAATGCGTTTTCGGTAGCATCGAATATTTGGGCGTTCGGTTGACAGTTCGCTAAATATGTATTCGTCAACGATGCCGGTCCTCCTGGCTTGGGTCCTTTATTTCCATCTACAGAAATGTAGTAGGGGTTTGCGTCATAAACAGCCGCGTCTAGGTTCGTTCTATATGAGAGGAAATTAAATGCCTTTTGGTCATACGTCTTGCATCTATTCTGTAGGTATTGTTTTGTCGTGGTATAGTAATTCTTCTTAAGATTTGTGCTAGCATAAATGGCACGGCGCTTGGCTTTAATCTCGTCGTTACAGCACCACCCGTATTTTTGGTAATTGGTCGTGTTTTCTTCAGGATTTTCCTGTAAAAATGTTTTGTTTGGGTAATAACTGGCTACAATTCCCACACCTTCACATGTTTTACAATCGCTATCCAATTGAGACACACCATTCGCTTCATTCAGCGGATTCTGTCTCACTATAAAGGCGCCAGGTTTGTCCATCATATCATTCAATAAACCCGAACCTCCAAATCCGCCACCGAGAGAGGTCCCCTTACTCGACTTCACAAATCGGTTCATGTTATAATTAATAAGGCCGCTCTCATCTATATTTACTGGTATTTGTCCATTATGCGGGTCGACACCTTGTAAATTTGGAATTCCTGTTACTTCATTTGGAGGAATCACACGGCCTTTTCTATAATGTTTCATCGGGCGTGCTAACCCGAAACCAGTCTGAAACACGTTTCCTGGATCATTGTTTGTTAAAGGTCTTATATGCCCCGGGGCGGTTCCTACCGGATTGCTATTTACACCGGTTCCCTTCCACGAAATATATTGTTTATTTAAATATGTGCTCTTATGATTATAACCTGAAGACGGCATAGACTTCATTCCTAATGGGTAAACGGCTGTTGACATTTATATTATTATGAGAGAAAATAAAAAGTAATCTTCTTATAATATAATAATATGCTAACATTGGTAAATACTTTGATTGTATTTTTTATTCTATTAATTTTATATCAAATAGTTTTAGCAAATCGTATTAGAGAAGGTATCGAAAATAATCAAGAATATAAAGATTATGATATGAATAATCCGGCAAATGCTCTTATTTTGGCACAACAAAACGCAGGAAACATTTCCTTCTTAAAACAAAGACTCGATACTTTCCTCGGATTAGATAAGGAGGTCCAAGATATAAGCGGTAATGTTGTATCCTTACAAAATCAAGTTTACGCCTTAGTCAATGCGCAAAAGGATTACGCAAACCAAATGACCGGCGGGACAGCACCAAACGTTACTGGTATGACTGATAGCGAATCGAAATAATACCGGACCTTTAGTAACATTTGTCATTTGACTATTTAAAAAAAATTATGAAAATAAATATATTTGTATAATTTAAGTATAATGTCTAATATATTTCAAGAAGTATTGTCTGATGCCAAGGGCGTTGAACAAAGATTGCTTGGACCGACCTATCCATATTATCAGAATATTCGATCGCCGAGTCAAATCGGAATGAGTGATAGAGGAACAATGTCGCAAATGGCGACAAATATTGGCGGATTAATTCAGTATGTTGAGCTCTTGGTAACTGGTAACAGTCAGGCATCCGCCACGGGTGGACCTTTAGGCAACAAGTTTTTCCTGCAGACCGGCGCAAAATGTGCCGCAATTGATAAATGCAAAGACCCCAATAATTCGTCCACTTGCGATCAAACCGATAGATATATTTATGTTAATAATGTTCCGCAGGGTAACATTCCATTTATATCGAGCGGAATGGGTGTCAACTTTTCGGAATTCAAGGGCTTAATTCCGGGCGCAATGGGCAACCTAAATGTATTAAACCCCTTTGCGATTATGCGCGCCTTTGTGTCCGGTGCCACCCCTCCTTGTCAAGAAATAACGATGCAAACAATCGATGTTAATAACAACTCCTCCTCTGAAACACATTACGTGACTGTAGCGGATATCCAGAGTATGGACCCGTGCTCGTTTCCCAACGGCAGAAATCCGGTAAATGGGGCTAGTTGTAGAGAAACCTTCCAGAATCCGGTTGCAAAAGATGCAGCACCAGTCTTACCCGAGGATCCATTAGATCAATTATATTTTGCCAGTTTAGCTGGAGTCGGTATCTATATATTTTACCGATTTATGGAAAAATCGCGTTAAAATAAATCAAACCATTATATGTTGTATAACATAATCTATAATGTTACTAATATGCTACGATTAGAGCGGTTGAAAATATTCACAATTCTCTCTAGGAGTGAATTAATAATTTAGAAATCTATTTTTTATTATGTAAACATATACGACTAATATGTTTATTTATTTATTACATTTAGTGTGCTACGATTTGTGGTTTTATTTGGTACATATTTGTTCGCATAATATCAATCTATATAAGTATCACAAATCTCATCATTTAACAATGTACAACGATTTAACTTATAATGTTGCCTTTAACGGGCATATTATAGAATATCCCATACAAACTGTCGGGATATTTATACCAAATATCGTTATAAAATTTAATTTTCAGGCTGCACTGTGTATTTACATATTTGTTACAATTAGAACATACTTATATCACGACCATAGATGTACGTGGTTGCTCGGCAATCATCATTTATTACATCATAAACACCCCAAATATAATTTTGGTGAATATTGGATTGATAGCATTTTTGGTACTTTATACATTCCTCATAAATTGGAAAATATATAATAAATAAAATTTGATACTTAAAGAATTGAAAATATCAAGTTTTACCCTGGGAAAGTTTTTTCAGAAAATGAAAATGGACAAATAAATGTCCAAAAATCGAAAAAGCCGAAACGGTGTTGGCGAAATACAAGTTTTTACTGCATAATTGAATTTTATGGTCTGGTCACAGAAAAAATAATTTTCAATTTGTGACGATAAAATTTTTTATTTTATTAAAAAAAGTACTTAAATTTATTTTCTATTCATTATTATATGAAACAAAATGAAACAAATTTAGGAGAAAATGGAGAATTTGGAGAAAAAGGAGAAAAAAAATATTATTGTGAATGTTGTGACTATATATGCTCTGTTAAATTTTCATACGACAGACACGCACTGACAGCTAAACATCTAAAACAGTCGCAAATTGCCCAAAATGAAACAAATGAAACAAAACTTGAAACAAAAAAGGAGAAAAAGATTACTGATAATATTTGTGAGTGTGGGCAAAATTTTTACAGCAGAACCACTTTGTGGAGACACAAAAAAAAATGCGACATAATTGAACCAAACGACGAACCTGAAGTTAAAAATAGTAATACTAATGCTGCGGCCGAAAAGGATGATTTGATTAATTATCTCATAAAAGAAAATCAAGAATTTAAAAACTTAATTCTTGAAATTGTAAAGAAGGATTCTTATAATCAGTGTACAACCAATAATATTACAAACACAAATTCCCATAACAAAGCATTTAACCTCAACTTCTTCTTGAATGAAACGTGTAAGGATGCCATGAATATTACAGAATTTGTCGAATCGATTAAGCTACAATTATCGGATCTAGAAAAGGTTGGAGAACTCGGTTACGTAGAAGGAATTTCCAATATTATAGTTAAAAACCTGAAAGACCTTGATGTGACTCAAAGACCGGTTCATTGTACCGACAAGAAGAGAGAAACAATGTACATTAAAGATGAAGATAAATGGGAAAAAGATGATGAGCAAAAGAAGATGCATAAAATGGTAAGAAAAGTCGCCGATAAAAACGCAAGAATGCTGCCCAAGTTCAAAGAAGCGCATCCCGATTGTCTCAAAAGTACTTCTCGCTACTCTGACCAATATAGTAAAATTATCATGGAGGCAATGGGCGGAAGGGGTGACAACGATTTTGAAAAGGAAGAGAAAATAATCAAACGCGTTTCCAAGGAAGTAATTGTTGATAAAGATCCACAATAATTTACTTGTTTTAGAGGGTAAATCCATTATTATATTATTGTAGTAATGGATATTGTATATTAAAGTTTAATATTTGCGTGACTTGCGGTGTTTGCACGACTTTGTGTGCTTATGACTGCGACGCTTTCTAGTTTTGCCACCAACCCACATAGTTTTCACAGACGCAATACCCGAAATTGGTGATGCGTTGAAAGCTAAGCCAGTTGTAGGCGTATTAGGAGAGAATCCACCTCTCATCTTTTTCTGTGTTCGTCGTCTCTTTCCTCCATAACCGGGAGCAGCAGGAGTCATTGTCGCAGGCGGAGGTGTATAGGTAGAAGGAGCCGTTGAAGTATAGGTAGAACCGGATGATGATCCGGTAACCTTATTTTTCGCACTTTCATAAGCACCACTTACAGCGCTAGTTAAAGATCCCCACATTTCACCAATATCTCCTCCACGCATTTTTCTATTTCGTCTGGGCATTTATAATATAATATAAGAAATTATATTGTAAAGTGTAAAAATTAATGAACGATTATCCCTTAATGACGTAATTTTGGTACAAATAAAGAGCCCCTAAAGCGCCGAGGATTTCAACGATTATGTATGGAATCAAGTCCGCTTTGGGTAATTTGCCGGCACTATAGAGAGCAAGTGCTACAGCAGGGTTGAACGCGCCTCCTGAAATCGCACCACCGAGTAAAACACCAATCGCCAATGCGGCGCCAATCGCAGCCCAATTTCCAGTAGCTAATATAACAAACATGAGGAACATTGTTCCTAAAAATTCAATGAGATATTTCGACGACATCTTATATATATTGGTTACAAAAAAACAGCACCGACGTATTTAATTCCGCGTGTAACACAAGTAAATCATATTGAATTATATTAAATATTGCTTAATATAATTATAATACACTATTTAGAATCCAGTCCAAGGGTTCACATTGGGGGTACCGAGAACTTTGCGAAGGAAGTTGATGTACTGAGCTCCTTGGCCGTGGTTCTTCATGTAGCTGTAAATACGTCCTTGTGATCCAATAGTGTTGCGGGGGGCGCTGATGAGGAGAGCAGCACCTGTGCGACCGTAACTGCCTAGGCCATAAGCAGGCGTTAACGAGGGGAAACCAGTTCTAACATAGTACGGCATTATTATAATAATACAAAATATTATTTTTTTATACTTAATAATTTTGACGCACAATAGAACCCCACGCGCATACTTGGCCGTTGGATAAACTAGTATTTTGGATGGCACCCTTCTTTTTTGGCGCTACACACCCGCCGGAGCGCGCACGACGTATAACACTTCTGGTTCCGCTTGGATAATAACTTTTAGTTCCGGTGGGAGCCGCGTTTGGTAGATTCACTTTATACGCAGTTTGTCCTACAGCATTTGATTTAAGAGTATTCAAATACAATGAACTTGGAACGGGGGGAATATAATTGGTATGTGATGATACGGGCACTTGTCTTTGAGAGGATTGTATAACATATCCTAAAGGTGTTGAAGCTTTTCCTAAAGCGATTTGTCGTTGTAGGGCCTGAGTGCTGACAGATGTTCTTAAATATTGATGTCTTGCGTTGGTATTCATCTGAGCATCTACTGGTGTCTGCCCGGGATAAAATTGCGGTGGTGTTGGTCTAATTCCTGCCAATATACCATAACTATGGTAAGGGATTTGGCAGGGTGTTTGATTTGTGCTTAATGGCCCAGTAATAGGGGCGTTGACATAATTATTATAGGACATGGATCCTAAGTTTCTCGATACGGCATATGGGGTAGTCATTTTATATACATATATGGACATTTAAAAAAGTATCTGAAAAAGCATTTGAAAAAACCTACTTTAAAAAAAGTGAAACCCAAATTGTATTTTATTCAAATGAAATATTATATCTATCCTTTTCATCTAATTTTGTTCTTTTTCCTAAAAATTTAAAATATTTATTTGCTAAAGCATATTGTTTTGGTTTTTTAAGTTGTAATACCTTCAAACGAACTTTCATAATCATTGCTACGTGCCAGATACGGCTATGTGTATATTTTTTGCTTTTGTATAATTTTTCTAAATTATTGATAGTATTTTCAACATCTTCTGTTGTTGTATACTTTATATGTATTGTATCTGTCGGGTCTTTATCAATATATACATCAAATGATTTTTCTGGATTTGTTGGATTAAATAAAAATCGTTGTTTTTTCGTTTTATTCTTAGGTTTTTTGTTTTTTGGGTTTTTGTTATTTTTTCTTGTATTATGTTTCATAAAATACAATAATATTTTATTATATTTAGCATCTAGATAACAATAAAATTGATATATTATTGTTACGTAATATATCAAACAAACAATCGGTAACAAATGACAACGTGTTTGGAGACGAATGTATGCCCGAATATAATGTATAATGTAATATGTAATTTCTCAATTGGAATCAATGAATATGCGTGTAATCGTAAAACTACATGTATGCGTTCTGATGGAAAATATGACTGCTGTGCGACGAATATAGTAAGCTGTATAGTAGATGCGGCATCATTACGAGTGCCCACAATTCAACCAAGTATAGCCATAAGTGAAACAAATTGCGATCGAATATGTACTACTGAAAGTAAAATAGATAAATGTTATTGGTACGAAAGTTTAAGAACAGATAATTTATGTGTTGAGAATAATAATGAGTATTGTTGTTCTGAGAACAGAGTTGATTGTTGTAGGACTAATAAAACCGATGCTTACATTGTATTTGGTTGTATCGCGGGTATAATGATAATATTCGCTTATTACTGGTATTTTATAAAGAATTCACGTCATAAAATAACACCCGAAAAAGAACTAGAACCGCTAGATAAATATAAAACGATTAATAAGTTATAATATCTTTGCTTTGCTAAAACCCCTTTTTATCTCTTTACAAAGTTAGGAGTTCCACAAAATAAACAGTTTTGGCTTGGGATACCGGGAGCAACTAGCACATTATTATTGCGTTTACATTTACAACACTTGAAAATGCCGGGGAGCTGGCAAATAGAATGACTATTGAAGTCGGTTTTTTGATATTGAATCTGCTTCCGTTTGTCATTGTTGTCCATGATATTTTATATGATTATTATTACATAAAATATTATACATATAGTTAGCTTTTAGATACACCATTTGGCTACGTTATAAATTTTTTTGGCTCAACCTTTCTCAAAGGTTGATTTTTGGCTACACCTTTCCCAAAGGTGTAAAAGGTTGATTTAGTATCGTCGAATAGCACGTTGCGCGGATTGGCTCGCGTTAGACTGATCGCCTCCAAAGGATAAATCGTTATAGTTTTTGTTGATCGCGCGTTGCTTCAAGTAGGTAACATAATCGGAGCTATCATACACGTATTTAACGTTACACGCGGCGGCAGGAATATCTTTGTTCAATTGAAGTGTGCTATATGCTGCGGATGGCGTGCATGAAACTGAAACTGAACCAAAACGGGTTCTTAATCCCTTAAGTCCGGGTCTACTCTGGAAAGTCTGGCAGCTTCCTCCGCAAGAATAATTCTCACGACTCAAGAGATCACCCGCATTGTTCACCGCGCGAAACGGGGTGGTAATACTCTGCTTTATATTATTGCGTCTTAATTGACTAGGATAGGTAGTATTCCACGAGTTCTTTAGAGTTTGGCGAATGTTTTCATACTCGGGGTATCTCTTATCTGTAAGCTGAGTGGTTTGAGGCATCCATCCCTGAATGGCTCCTCCCGCATTACCTGGTCTTCTTGCGAAAAAAGAGAAGGCGACATTGCTTCCATTGATTGGGCTTGTATATCCGACAGACATTTATATAATACAAGAGTAAAAAAGTTTTATGTAATGTGGCTTTTATCTAAACATATTATTTTACCACGTTATTATATAAATGTTTGATTTTTTAGTTTTGGCAAGTGCGATTTTATTGATCTCGATTGACTTTGTTTATCTAAATATTATACGTGATTATTTTACACAACAAATACGTAATGTACAGGGGTCACAAATGAAGGTGAATTATTTAGGAGCGGCATTATGTTACATATTTTTAATCACCGGTATTAATTACTTCATTATTAAGCCGCGAAAAGGTCCGAGTGATGCGTTTTTATTGGGCTTGGTTATTTATGGTGTTTACGAGACGACAAACTATGCGTTGTTCACGAATTGGTCGATATGGACGGTAATCCTTGATACATTATGGGGCGCCACTTTATTTGCCTCTACGACATATATAGTGAATTTATTGCGCGTCTTACACCTTTAGAAAAGGTGTAGCCAAAAATTTATAACGTAGTAAAGAAGGGTCTGCTAAGTTTTATACCCGATTACAAATATGAATAGAATTATTTGTTTCATAAATAAAGTGTTTTAGATTTAATTATTTATGAAATTTTTATTACGGATCCCAACCCCTCCTTAAATCCCAAAAGTCGCGAACACTGGCATGTCAGCTGCTATTTGTCTTGCTACACCGGCTAAATAAGTATCAGGTACGAGATCGTAGGCGGCGGCAGATTGTAGGTATAGTAATCTAGCTCTCTCCCGTAATTGTTGAGCAGCGGTCGGATTGTTATTATACTTTTTCTGTCCATCATACATTAATTGTTCAGCAGCCTTTGTGAAGATCTCACCAGCTAATCTGTAGCTCGCGCGGGATATGATTGTTTCGGTGGCTGCTTCGTAGTATTCGGCGGCTGCGTTGTAGTTTGTGGCGGCTGCTTCGTATATGGCACCGGCTTCTGCGTTTTTCTCGCCTGCTGGTTGGGCGCCGCCTTGTGATGCTTTGATGTCGCCAATGGCTGCATCGGCGTCGCCAATGGCTTTCGAACTGTGACCAGCTAAATCGTTCCTGCCTGCGCGTGCGTATTTTGTAACAGCTATTACGTATTGTTCAACAGCTAATGTGTACTTGTCGACAGCTACTGTATAGTTAGTACCAGCGTTAATTGCTTCTGTCTTCAAGGCATCACCAAGTGCTTTCGCTGCGTCACCCGCTAATTTGGAGGCAGCAGCTAATTCAACTACCTCATTGGCTGATGTGGTTGCCGCGGTAGCTGATGTGGTTGCCGCGGTAGCTAAAGCGGTCTCACCAGCGCGTGTGAATTTTTGAGCAGCTAATGTGTAGAGATCGGTAGCTATATTGTATTTTTCGATAGCAAATGGGTAGTTATAGTCATCCCTGGCACTGTTTGCTGTTGTCATGTTGGCATCACCATGTGCTTTCGCGTCGTCACCAGCTACTCTGTTGGCAGCCCTGGTAGAAAATTCGGTTACCGCGAAAGCTAATGTGGTTGCTTCGTCTTTTAGATCTATCCTGTCCGCGCTTTCGTATTTTTGAGCAGCTAATGTGTATTTTTCGGCAGCTAATGTGTATTTTTCAGAAGCTGAAACGTAGTCATAATTGGTTTGAGCGGCATCTCCTTCTGCCTTGGCGGCATCACCAAGTGCTTTCGCTTCGTCACCAGCTAGTTTGTTAGGATTAGGTTCTAGTCAAGGTGCGGCTGCCGCGACGGCAGCGTTATACTTCAACAAAACTGCGTCGGCAGCGTCATCAGCCCCTTCTCTTTTCGCGGTCTTACCTGCGCTGTTGTACAACTCCTTAGCCTCAAGGTAAATTGCCTTAGCCTCATTGTATTTTGTGGCAGCTGTAGTGTAGTCTTGTGCGGTGTTAGCGGTATTTCCATCTTCTTCTACGCTATCAGCAACTAACATCTTTTTATCCCCCGCACCTTCGTACGCCGTATTGGCTAACTCAGTCTCTTCTGCTGCTGTATATGAGTCACCTGCTGCTATATATGCGTTAGCTGCTGCTATCTTGTCGTTGGTAGTGACGGTGGGAGCGCTAGTGGCGACACCGTTCCAGTAAATGGCTATGGCTTTGAAGGCCTTTTTGAATGGCTCAGTATTGCCAGTTTCTCCTTGAGGTCCAGTAGCTCCTGTAGCGCCAGTAGCGCCTGTTTCTCCTGTAGCGCCAGTAGCGCCTGTTTCTCCTGTAGCACCCGCACCAGTAGCACCTGTAGCACCAGTAGCGCCGGTTTCTCCTGTAGCACCCGCACCAGTAGCACCTGTAGCACCACCCGCACCTGTAGCACCAGTAGCACCTGTAGCACCAGTAGCGCCGGTTTCTCCTGTAGCACCACCCGCGCCTGTAGCTCCTGTAGCACCAGTAGCACCTACAGCGCCAGTAGCACCTACAGCACCAGTAGCACCTACAGCGCCAGTAGCACCTACAGCACCAGTAGCACCTACAGCGCCAGTAGCACCTACAGCGCCAGTAGCACCTACAGCGCCAGTAGCACCTACAGCGCCAGTAGCACCTACAGCGCCAGTAGCACCTACAGCGCCAGTAGCACCTACA